CTGCATCTGTGGCTGATATGCTCGCTAATTGGGATCAGGGTGGCAAGAAAGCCTACGCTGAGTACATGAAAGCGAACAAATAATCCACTTCTGTAATCTTTTGAAAGGAGCCAATCATGGCAGCTACCACTACCACTACTCTTGACGACCTGTTTGTCAATATTGTCGCTCAGGCGCGTTTTACCGCTGAAGAACAGTCCCTTATGATGGGTCTGGTCACTATGTACAACATCGGCAATGATGCCGGCAAGACCATTCAGGTTCCGAAGTACCCGGCTGTTTCCGCCGCTGCTTTGACTGAAGGTTCTGATATGAGCAGCACCGCTGTTTCTACCAGCAGCGTTTCCATCACCGTTGCAGAAGTCGGCGCACAGGTTGTCCTGACCGACCTCGCTGCGATGGGCGCTGGCAATCCTGCCGCTGAACTCGGTACGGTTCTGGGTAACTCTATTGCTACGAAGATCGACACCGACCTCATCGCTCTGTTCGATGGTTTGTCTACCTCTCTGGGTGCTACCACTACCGAACTGACCGCAGCCTACCTGTTCCAAGCCGCAGCTACCCTGCGCGCTAACAAGGCTCCGGGCCGCTTGGTTGGCGTGTTCCATCCGTATCAGACTTACGCTCTGAAGGCGAACCTGACCAACACCTTCGCCAACCCGAACGGTGGTGATCTCCAGAACGAAGCAATGCGCAATGGCTATGTAGGCACGATCGCTGGCATCGACATCTACGAATCTGCCAACATTACTGTTGACGGTTCTGGTGACGCTAAGGGTGCAGTATTCGCTCCGGAAGCCTTCGCTATCGCTATGAAGCGTGACTTCAATATCGAAACTCAGCGTGACGCATCTCTGCGTGCATGGGAACTCAACGCTACCGCCGTGTACGGTGTTGGCGAATTGGATGATTCCTACGGCGTAGAAATGTACTTCGACGCTGGCCTGTAAGCCCTAGAATCCCTGCCCCCTTCGGGGGGTGGGGGTTTTCATAGCATGGGAGCAGGACATGGCTTTTTCGACAGATTCAGATTTAACCGCTCTTCTGCCGGATATTCTGACGCTAGGCATTTCGTCCTTTACCGATGAACACGCCCGCGCGCAGGCCGATATTGAGCGCGAGATCCGCAATAAATGGTGGGATAAGACCGGTTTTTCCGGCGAACTTGACGCAACCCTCCTAACAGATTCCCAATGGACGCGAGCCGCTTCCTACCTTGTCCTGTGGCGTTATGCGCTGCCGCAGTTGACCAACTGGGTAGATGGCGACCGCTTCCAGAACATGATCGAGTTTTATCGCGCCCGCTATTCCGAGGAAATGGATGCCATTTTCCGTGATGGCGTGGAATACGATGCGGACAATGACTCGACCGTGACCAATGCTGAAAAGCAGCCTCGTTATTCAGGACGCCTGTTCCGGTGAACATCGACATTTTAATAGACGGTAAATTTGCAAAAAGGTTTTTGGATGCCGCTCTTGAAGGCATTACCAAAAAAACAGAATCGTCATTGAAAGTTGCGGCAATAAAGGCTGAACAGATTATTCTTGATCGGACAGAAAAAGGTATCGGCTATCAGGGTAGGTTCGCTCGATATTCATCCGGATATGCCAAAGCAAAAAGGGCTGGCTGGAAGAAAACTCCGAAAAGAAAAGGATTCAGCGGGGACGCTTCCGGAATCGTGAATCTGATGGTGACTGGCAACATGCTCGGGGCCATCACCCACAAGGCAAAAAAAGATCAAGCAAGACTGTTTTTTACTAGAGCAACTGAGGCTAAAAAGGCTGCCTTCAATAACGCGAAGCGTCCTTTCTTTGGCCTAAACGCAGGCGAAATTGATCAAGTTCGCAGAGCCTTTGTGAGAAAATTTGAAACATGAGCCTTAGAGAATCCATCGCCGCCAACATCGTGACTACTCTGCAAGCCATGAGTAGCCCTGTGGCCGCCTCCTATGTCACTAGAGAGCCTTTTGACTTTGAGAAGCTATCCAATGCCCAGTATCCTGCAATCCTTGTTGAAACGGCTTCTGAGGGCCGTGAGGATGCCACTATTGGATCGGCCTCAACCCAGAGGCATGGGACTATCAATTATCGGCTGACCGGATTTGTCAAAGCGGCAAATATCGACACGGCCAGAAATGAACTCATCGAATCAATCGAAGAAGCCCTAGATGCCGACAGAACGCGCGGCGGCTTTGCGGTTGATACTCAAGTGACTACAATAGAAACTGATGAGGGGGCTATTGACCCAATCGGCGGAATCATTTTGACCGTCAGCGTTTTATATCAATTTACACGCGGCACAACCTAAAAAGGAGACTGCAATGGCAGTAGTAAGCGGAAAATCTGGTTCTGTCTTTTATGGAACCGACCTGATTGGGGAGCTGAATAGCTTTACCTTGACCATCACCCAGAACACCGAAGAATCTTTTGGCTTTGGCGACACCTGGACTACCAATACTGCCACTAGCAAGAATTGGAGTGTTGAAGCTTCTGGCTATCACGATCCGGATGACACTAGCGGGCAGGTTGCCACTATTGCCGATATTCTGACTGGCGATTCATCTGTTTCTGTAAAACTTCGCACCGAAGGCGACACGGCTGGTGACGATGAATACTCAGGAACTATTATCCTTCAGGAAGTCAGCATCGAAGCATCTGCTGATGGTCTTATGGGTTTTAGTTTCAGCGGCATTGGAACTGGCGCACTCTCAAAGGGAACTGTTAGCTAATGGCTTTCAAATCCATTGATAAGTCTGACACGGTATCGGTCATCGTTTCCAATGATCCAGCGGTTGACGCTGAGAAAAGCGACTTTGACCGGTATCGTGAAGATTTTGACGAATCTTTCCTGAAATTTATTGATGGCGAGGAACCAACTCGCTTTGTTCTTGGAACCATCAGCTATATTAAATTTCAGGGCATTAAAGATCGCCACATCAGTTTCGATGTTGATCACGGCGGCAATCAAAACATCAAGACCAACATCTTCGGTTTGACTGCCGAAGCATTGGCCCACTCGATCCGTAAGATTGAAAACGGCCCATTTGATGTGAAGATTGTTGGCGGCAAAGCCTCCGATCAAACAATGGACAAACTCGGTTCATTGAATGTTGTTGAGGAATTAGGAAACATCGCGCTGTCACTCAATGGCTTTGGGGGTGATGACAAAAAAAAGCGTTAGGTGCTGTTATGCAGACCAAGCTGATGTTCGAGTGCAAGTCATGTACTCCACAGAACAAAGAGGCTAGGGGCTGTTTTACAAAATCTCTCGCACCGGTGATGGCCTTTGGAATCAAGGGAAGCACCAACAGATGCCCGGTTATTGACTGGCACGAGATGAATGAATACTTGCGGGTGTATCCATACTGGAAGGAACATCAGTACCCAAACCGGGGAACATGGGCCGAGCAGCCAAATAAACTCGTAGAAGCAATGGAGGCTTTCGATGGCATTATCAGCGAATCAACTTGAAATTCTGATTTCTGCCCGCGATAAGGCAACTGCTGTCATCAAGTCAGTTTCCAGAAGCATCACATCGCTCGGCAAAGTCACGAAAAGTTTTGGAACCGGCTTCAAGAATGTCTTTTCAAAACTAACTGGCGCAATCTTCAACCTCAAGACAGGCATCCTGACATTAGCTGGAAGCTACGGCATTGGATCGTTAGCTAAAAGCATCATTGATGTTGGAATGGAATTTGAAACCTACGAGGCCACGCTCAAAACCGTTCTAGGCTCGCAGGAAAAAGCAAACGAAGCCTTTAAGTGGCTTCAAGAGTTTGCCAAAAAGACCCCATATTCAATCAATGACTTGACCAATTCATTCGTCAAGTTGGCCGCTTATGGCATCAAAGGCCAAGATGTAATGTCAACGCTAGGCGATACCGCTTCTGCGTTAGGTAAAGACATCAACATGGCTGTGGAAGCATTAGCCGATGCCCAGACAGGTGAGTTTGAGCGTCTGAAAGAATTTGGCATTAAGGCCATTCAGATCACTAAGTCCAACGCCGAAAAGATGGGGGCATCTCTTGAGCAGGTCGGGCAGACCGCTCTCGCCTTCACCGACAAGATGGGCAAGGAAACCTACAAGATCATTGACCGGAATAACCGTGAAATGATCACAAGCACCTTGATGGCGATTTGGAATGAGAAATATGCAGGGGCGATGGAAGAACGCTCAAAAACTCTAGCCGGTATGTTCTCGAATCTAGGCGATTTGTGGACAGAATTTCGAGCCAAAATTGCCGATCAAGTAATTCCGCATCTTGAGTTGCGCGTATCTCAATTCATGGAAGCATGGAATGAATACTTCAACCAATCTGGTCAGGCAGCAGAAAACTGGCAAAAGATTATTGCTGACACATTTAACAATGCGATTGACTTTGTAAGCGGTTTCATTGGCGCATTTATGCAGGCGATGGCAATGTCATCTTCTGGCTATGATGGAAACATTCGAGATCAAGAAGCATGGGTAAAGGCTGGACAAGATAGCTTTGGAACTGTCAAGCAGCTAGTTGTTGATATAAATGACACATTCAAAGATTTGAATATCTCACTCAAAGGCTTAACCGGTACTTTGAACTCAATAACAACTTTCTTTTCTAACATGGCGGGCGCAATCAGCGCGGCGGCTCGTGCTTTAGAAAGATACAAAAAAGCCCTTGCTGAAGTTGGCAGAAGTGCTGGTGTTGGGCTTGGAATGTCCATGACTGGCCCAGAAGCGGAAGCTGCTAGGAATGCTGCCCCTGCTACTGCTGGACTCCGAGCATCTGGCGGCCCAGTCCGTGCAGGCGGCTCCTACCTTGTGGGCGAGCGTGGCCCCGAATTGTTCACCCCAAACAAGTCTGGGGCGATCAGCAATAAATCCGGCGGCACAACCGTCATCAATAATATTTACACCTCAAACTCACGGCATGGCGTGGACAATGCCCTTGCCTCGCGTGGGGATATGTCCATCCGCACCAGCCGTATCGGGCTGAATCTGGCAGGCATCTAATGAGATTTGACTACCCTACCGCAGCAAGCCCAACGGCTTCCTATGTGTTCACCAATGATCCAGAGGCTCCCTATGAGCGTCAGGTAGTGAAGCACAACACCGAAGTGATGATGGAAGATGGCAGCGTTTATGTGTACGCGCGAGCAGTCACCAGCTACCGCTATGTGATTTCTTCTATTGTGTTGGAAAGCCAATCCGAGCGCGATGATCTGGAAACCTTCTACGACTCAACCGTGAACGGCTCCGAGAAACAATTTGAATACACAGACCCCTACGACAACACCTATACGGTACGATTCGAGGATGATTTGACGATCACCGAAATCTTCAAGGGTCGCTTTTACCGCGCAACTTTCAATCTACTCGAAACGCCATGAGAACATTTAGCGCAGGATTCCAGACCAAACTAGCAGCCGGGACTTTCAACCCGGTTGTCTTTATGGACTACACGCTGAAGGAATATGTTTCTGCGGATGATCCCGGCGAGGGCAGCCTCATCACCACCGTATATCGCTGGTCAGAACGCGGCATTACCTATGGCGGGAACACCTATCAGGCTCGCCTAGTAAAGCTGTCAACTCTGGACTTCAATCTGGATGCCTCTCAGCAGGTATTCGGGGAAATGTCTGTTCAAGTAGGGAACAACATTGACCAGTTGATTTCCGTGATCCAGCCGGGGATGACCGCCACCGTTTATCTGGGCTTCGAGGAATCAGACGGATCTGTGACCGATGCTGAGATCATGTTCGCAGGCACGGTTGAGGGCGATATTGAGATTACCGAGGATTCGGTGTCTTTCAACCTGCAAGACATTGCCTATTCCTACGACCGCCAGATGCCTAATCTTGTGGATGAGGCGAACTATCCCGGCGCAGGTCGCGAGGATGTTGGCCTTCCCATGCCGATCATTGTTGGACGCGCAAAGGATCATGTCTGCCGTTCGATTACCGGGCAGTTCACGACTTATGTTGCCGAGGAAGCAACGCCCACCTACACCACAGAAACGATCTGGGCAGGTGGCTCGCCAGAAGGCAGTTTTAAGCAAACCACCGAACAGATGTATGCAAACACCGCTGGCGGCTATTGGTATCACTATGCCGGCGTTGCCGAAGGATTTACAACATCAGAAGATGGCACAGGAATCGCGCTGACAAGGGCAACTGATGATAGAGTTTTTGCCCTTAATGGGTTGATCGCGCCGCTCAACTGGAATGCCGGCGAATATTACAGTTTTCAGATTACGGTATCTGACTGGGCATCTGGATCGTTTAGGCTTCTAGGTGATTTTGAGAATTGCGTTGATGGATACTATTCAGGAGTCCAATCTCAGACCAGACAGTTCTGGGCAAACGAAGGCTCTGCATCAATCTCTACGGTTGTTCAAATAAAAGGCAACACAGGCATTGAATTTGGGATTAAGTTTTCAGAGGATTTTGAAGGCACATTTAGCATCACATCTATCCTGAAATATGAGATTGAATCGGCCAATAATGTCATATATGTGGCTGATGATATTTCGCATTGGTACAGAAAGAAGGTTCAGCAAACTCTTGACCTTAGCGGCCTTGAAACAGATTTTGAAGTTCAGATCACGCATCCAGTTGCGCGCAATGACTCATCCATAACAGAAGGTTATTTGCAGAGTTCAAATGGCAGCGTCATCAGCTATCACACAGTCAAAGATATTCAACACGATGTAGAAAACATCTCCTATTCACCGCTGTATTCTGGGGCGATTTCGTCTGGCGGTATTCATCCAATCCTTGTCAAGAACAATGTGATGACAGTCTATGGCGCAGGATCAAGCGTTGTTGATGTTGAGCAGGGTCAGTATGTTGCAACAAACGAGATCAATCAGATTGTAACCTCAATCGTTGACACCAACGAGCACACAAGATCAGAAGGCTCAATCAACATCTATGATTCCTATGACAGTTTGCTTATTGCAGAGGTTGAATCTGCGACAGAAAAAACAGTCACACTCGCCGATGATGTAGAGGACAACTATACCGAGAACTTTGGCCCTGTTTCATTTTATGGAGAAATTGATTCGCTCAATGGAACCATTACGGTAGATGCCGGGTGGTTTGATGACTTCGATTCAATGGGATTGTCAGGAGCAGATGCGCCGTGGATTCTGATTGAAGCAGCCGGCGGTCAAGAAAACGAAGTTCCGCTAAAAGTTGAAAGCATAGACACCACGACCATTCAACTATATGAGCCGGCGGAAGGGTTTGGCTGGCTTGAATTGATGGACTATACCGGCACGATCATGCTTTCTGCTATATCTGAACCATCAATTATCGCCGGCAGCGGTTACGAAGATTATGACCCTAGTTTGATTGGAGATGTTGAATCAACAAGATTTCAAAATTATCCACGCAATCTTTGGAAGCTAATCCTAGAAAAGCCGATTCCTTTTTATGGATTAAAGCGCGGCGATGCAATCAGTCAAAGTCAGCGATCCGTTTATAGCGAAGATGAGGTATTCCTTGTCGCAGATCATCCTGTGCAGCGGATCAACAACATCCGCGTCAATGGCGTACCGCTTGAAAATTATGATGATTTCATCATCAAACTAAACAGCACGGAATACGCCAAAGACGGACTAGCTAGATCCTATCTGACCATCCCATTTGACAAGCTAGAAAATGTCGCTCGCCTCGCCTTGCAAGTTGATGAAAACGACAAATTTGTTGTGGATACCAGCGGCGTTCTTGATGCAATTATCATCAATGATCCTGGTCATACTCACTACATCGGCGCAGAGCGAACCTTCAACTGGGCTTTGGATCTTAGTTTTGCCTTTACAGTATCAGGCTCCACGCAGGTCGAGATAAAAAGCGGAAGCTATCAGAATCAAATTTATGATTCGTCAAGAGGCATATACATAACTAATCCAATAAGGTTCACAAGCAACAGCCCCGAATGCTCTGTTATTTTTAGAGTCACTCCAGCATCAGCTATCAATTGGGCTTGGCTGATTTATCGAATCAATTACATAAAGATTGGATTTGAACGAACAGACAATTTTTCTGGCGAAATTTTTTATGATTATCAAACTGTCCCCGGCGGCCCATTTGGGGGTGCGCTGCTGACAGTAGAATCAGAACTTCCAACTCCAGCAGGCGAATCCAACACCGGATTGTCTGCTTCCGAAGTTGAGAAACTAGGCGAAGCCTCAAAGTCTGGCGACAATGCCGATGTGGGCTATCTAAATCTTGATCTGCCTTTTGGCCTTGCCCAAGTCCGCAGTAATCTGCAAATCACTTGTGATGTGATCGGCAACCCTGACGGATCGGTCGGATATAAGATGCCGCATGAACAGATCAAGACGATCATCAACAAGTACGCGCAAAACCCGGTCAATGGCACGGAAGGCGATGCGGATATTGTTGAGTTTGTAAATGAGGCAGAGATGGTCGCGGCATTCAGCAAGGTTTGGAATACCTTTTCCAGCCTTGATACTGCCGAGGATATTTGGCCGAGAATGCGTGAACTGGTCAATGTCAGTTCGGAGTCTGCGACCAATCTATCGCCGGATTCTGAGTTGGGCAATTCTGTCCTGCCGATCCTGCGAGAGGGAGAGAGTGCAAAGGCATACAATGAGAAGTCGATTCATTGCCTAGACTTTGCGATCAATTCCACAAACCAACTACGCGACCTGATCGGGGAAATGCTCCTACACTCCAACATGGTCTGCATCTGGCGCAACGGCATTGCCTATCTCAAATATCTGCCGGACACCCCAAGCGCAGACGATACCCTGACCACCTCCGATGTGGTGATGAAATCCATGAGCCTGTCCCGCTCGCCGGTTTCGCAACTAGCGACCGACATTACGGTCAATTATGACTACGGCAAGGATGGCTTTTCTAGGGACTATCATTACGCCAAACAGACTTGGCAGGATGGTGCGCTATCCATCACCAAGCTGGATGCCACCCGGAAATATGGCTCCTATTCTCGCGAGCGTTTCTTTGATATGCCGATGATCCGTGAACGCGCAGCGGCGGAAATCCTGGCTAAACGGTTCTATCAGGAATTCGGCGATGCCAAGTTCCATTCCCGCTTTGAATCCGTGCTGGCAAACCTCGCGCTGGAACCCGGAGACAATGTGACCGTCCCCATCCCGATTCATCGTGATTCGGTCATGGATCGTGGTTTAATTACCCGCAAGACGATTACTTGGGGTTCGGCTGTGGATAAAAAGCCGGATTTGATCAACTTCGATGTGCGTGAAAACCACACCACATCGGGCTATTACCTGAGCCTGAATCTCTGATGCCTGACAATATCGCCATCGTTGACGAAATCTCGGTTGTCCTAAACGACCCGAACACGCTGTTTCAGGATTTATCCGATGCCTTTGGGCTGGCTGATGCTGCGCCTTCAGTCGCCTCACAGCCGGTTCTAAGCGATTCTCTGTCTATCTCATCCTCCATTGCCTTCGAGAAGGAATTGCGGCTCTACGAGGCGTTCACGCTGACTGAGGGCTTTCCGAACATCACCGGGCTGCTGTTTGGCTACCAAGAAGAAACCGACAGCATCGAGATCACCTCGGAGGCCAGCGCAGAAGCGCGAGATGCCGTTTTTGAAACCGGCGATTATGGAACCAGCAAGGTGTTTGTGATTACTGATCTGACCACCGTAGGGGTGTTTGAATGACCGATGAAGTTCAGGAGATCGTGGTCGGCAATGCCCTACCCACCGAGGGGGTGCATCACGAATACGGTCGGATGCGCCCGCAGGATTTGATCGTCAAGGTACAGGGGACGATGGACGCCGGCCATGTCACGATCAAAGCGGTCGTGAATGTGGGCTATGAAGGCGAGCATTATTTTGAAGGCGAGGCCGACCTGCTTGATGGCGATGGGATTTATGCCACCCAAGATGGGCTGGTGGTCTTGCGGGATGCTGACCCAGACCAAAACATTCCCGAATGGAATGGCCGCCGAATCATGGTCGGCATGGTCTATCAGAATGCGCTAATACTTTTCCCAACGGTGGAACCATGAAGATCGTCACCGCTTCGACCGAAGAAAAGAAAGCGCGAGCAAAAACCTTGCTTGAGGCTACAATAGATTCGTTGTATCCGAAGAACGAGGAAATGCGCCTCATAAACCTTGGGGTCACTGATCCCACCCACCCCGATTATGTGGCATATCGCCAGAAAATCGCGGAACTCATTGAGCAATACAGGAGCGAATGGCAATGAATGAGTCCATGAAAATCAAGGGCGATGTGCTGATTCAAGTAATCGACCCGCAGGGCAATGTGAAGCAGGAAATCTTCACTCCGAACACCATCGTCACCGCAGGAAAAAACCTTGTGGCAACTCTGGTATCTGGGTCAGGTACGGCTTTCTCTCACATGGCGATTGGAACAGACAACACCGCAGTCGTGGTGGGCGATACCACGCTCGGCTCAGAAACAGGCCGCGTGACCTTGACCAGTAAGAATGTGACCAACAATGCCATCGCTTATGTCGGAGATTTCCCGGCTGGCACTGGTACTGGCACGATTGTCGAGGCTGGTATTTTCAACGCCTCTAGCGGCGGCACGATGCTGAACCGGGCAACCTTTTCTGCAATCACCAAATCCGCATCAGACGCGTTGAAGGTCACTTGGACTGTGACTTTCGGCTAAGGGGAAAACCATGACAGGCGTAGTCACTAGAGCGACAAAAGGCGTACCACTAACCGCCACAGATCACGACAACAATCTGGAGGTGACTGTTTCGCTCCACAAAAGCGCGACAGAGCCTTCCCCGACTTATGCCTGTATGTTGTGGGCAGATACCGACAACGATCTGCTGAAGATGCGGAACAAGGCGAATGACGCTTGGATCACGATGGGAGCATTGGATACCACAGGCGCATTCTCGGACAACAATTTGGCCGATCAGGATCAGCTATCCGAATTGTCCGATGTGACTATCACTTCCGTTGCTGACAATGAAGTGCTGGCTTATGACTCGACCTCAAGCAAGTGGATCAACCAGACTGCATCCGAGGCCGGACTTGCAACCTCCGCGCAGGGATCTCTTGCGGATTCTGCTTTGCAAGACGGAGATACCGTTTCCTCTCTAACGATTACCTCTGCCGACATCAACGGCGGCACGATTGATGGTGCAACCATTGGCGGATCTTCTGCTGCGGCGGGTACTTTTACGACTGTTACTACTAGCAGCACAATCAATAACCTCACCGTAGGCCGTGGTGCTGGCAATGTATCCACCAACACTGCGGTGGGTGCGAGTGCTTTGGCGGCTAATCAAGCAGATGGGACTGGTAATACTGCGGTTGGGTATCTGGTTTTAGATGCGAATACCTCTGGCGATGCAAACACTGCTATGGGGCAAGCCGCACTTACTTCAAGCACCACAGCGAGTGCTAACACAGCAATTGGTTACGCTTCTTTAAGTGAAACCACTACTGGCGGCAATAATACAGCACTTGGATCACAAGCCTCGCAGTTCAATACAACCGGACAGTACAACTCTGCGCTTGGTATGTATGCACTTGCCTCCAACACCACCGCCTCTCGTAACACTGCCGTTGGTTATCAGGCTTTGTATTCACAGAGTGGCTCAAGCCCTAATGATAATGTAGCTGTTGGTTATCAAGCAGGTTATTCAAGTACAACTGGTGTTAACAATACATTTTTAGGGCGTACCGCAGGTCAGTACCTTACAACTGGCGCTCAAAATGTTTTTGTTGGTTTAAATGCGGGAGCATCTTGTACTACTGGTAGCAGCAATACATTTGTTGGACGTGGTGCAGGTGCTTATGTAGGTACAGGCAATAAGAATACCATCCTTGGACGTTATGACGGCAACCAAGGCGGCTTAGACATCCGCACCTCAAGCAACAACATCGTGCTGTCTGATGGTGATGGTAATCCGAGAGCGTTTTGTGAGCAAAACGGTTATTGGTTGCTTAACAATACCTCTGTTATAAATAACTCACGCTTAACTGTAAATAATGGTGTGGCTATCACAAACGGCACATATCACCGCAAGTTGTATCAATCAAGTGACCAAAACTTTTATTTTGACAATGGAACGAACCAAGCATATTTATCATCTGCCGGTTCTTGGACAAACGCATCAGATGCTAGGCTAAAGACAAATGTCAGAGATATTGCGTATGGTTTGGACACTGTTATTTCTGCACAACCAAGACACTTTGAGCGTGTAGATGTAGACGGAACTTACATTGGTTTTGTTGCTCAAGAACTACAAGATGTAATTCCAGAAGTAGTATCTGGTGACCCAGAAACACAATTAGGCGTAGATTATGGCGCACTTGTTGCCGTGGCTTTCAAAGCCATCCAACAACAACAAGCCATGATCGAAGCACTTGAAGCCCGCATTGCGGCACTTGAAGCAACCCCATAGAAATAGGAGATAGAAACTATGGAAACCCCAACCGTTGAAGAAATTGCTCGCCACTATTCGGCAGCTATGGATTCGGTCAACCTGTTGAACGCAGGCCAGCCGGAAGGTATGTCAGATGAAGATTGGGCGGACACTGTATCCCGCAATGTCGAGCATCTGAAAATTATGGTCGCTAAAGACTGGATGGCGGATCAGGACTTGTCCCCGCTGAACGCAGCAATCGCTGCTAACTCTTAATCGGAGATCAACATGGGCGAGAAAAAACCAAACCCCATTACGATTGATGGCACTGAGTACGACTACAACGATCTGACGGAAGAACAGCAAGCCCTGTTCAATCACTGTGTGGATCTGGATCGTAAGATCGGTAACACCCAGTTCAATCTGGATCAGTTGATGGTCGGCAAGGAAGCCTTTATCACTCGATTGAAAGCCTCACTTGAGGAACAGGAAGCCGCGTAATGGCCACCAAACCTGCCTCCAAAAAGAAGATGGCGTGTAATGCGCCGAAACGAACTCCGAGCCATCCGAAGAAAAGTCACATTGTAAAAGCGTGTGCCGGTGGTAAAGAAAAAGTGATTCGATT